GCTGCATATCTACTGAGCAATACAACGACCTCGCCTGGGAAGCCGGCAACACGGCCGTGATGGTTGACGGCTGGCAGATTTGGTATCGGCAGCAGCGTGAAGCCTACGAGAACTGGCAGCGTGACCAGAAGGACTAAGCATGGAAAAGCCACGCAAACACGCTTCATTTGACCCGGCCAATGACGGCAACGTGTTCGAATGGATACTGAAACAGACGGCGCTAGAGCGAAAAGCGCAACACGACGAGATCGCCGACCGTCCGAAGATCGACTGGCTTACTGGCAAGCCGTTTATTAAGCCTTTGCCGAAGAAGCCTTGATATTGTCCAGGTAGTCTGCCCACGCTTGCATCATTGAGACGCGCTCGTCGAGAAACTGCGTCCGGTCGTAGGCATCGCCCAAGTCGCCTTTTTTAGTATGGGAAAGCTGGCACTCGATAACGTCTGCCTCGTACTTCAACCTCTCCCGCAGGATAGTCCGCGCCATTGCCCGGAACCCGTGTCCGGTCAGTTCTTCCTGTGTATCAATCCCAAGGCGTCGCATTGCCGCATTGACGGCAGCATCCGACATGGGTCGTTTCGGGTCTCTTGCACCAGCAAAGACATATTCCAGATGCCCGTTTAACGGCTCCATGTCGCGGATCAGGTCAATGGCCTGTTTAGACAGTGGAACAATGTGGTCTCGCCGCATCTTCATGCTTCCCCTATCCAATGCCCACAGACCACCATCAAGATCCAGATCTACCCACCGCATCTTCCGCAGTTCGCCTGGTCGCGCAAACACATAAGGCGCAAGCAGCAACGCGCACCGCACCGTGTGGGTACCCGAAAAAGCATCAAACATCCGTAGTAACTCGCCAACCCGTTTAGGGTCTGTAACGCTGGCCATGTGCTTCTCGACGTGAACCGTCAGCGCTCCACGCAGGCTAGGCGTCGGGTCAATCTCGGCGCGTCCAGTGGCCACCGCAAAGCACATCACATTACCCACGGTCTCTTTTACCCGACCTGCCATATAGAACGCTTGACGCTTCTCAATGCGGCGCAACACTTCAAGAATCTCTGCTGCCCGAACGTTCGCCACCGGTGTATTCCCCATCCACGGCCAGACGTTATTTTCCAGACGAGCCGTGATCCGCTTGTAGTAATCAGGCGACCACTTCGGTTTCTGTGTCTGCAGCCACTCCAAACTTACAGCTTTGAAGCTATCGGCGACCGACTTCAATCGCGCCTTTTTAGCGGCCCGCTTGAACGAACTGGGATCAACCCCGTTTGTAAGCTGCCGCCTTGCCTCGTCCCGCTTTGCCCGCGCTGCCGCTAAGGTAACGTCCGGATAGATCCCGATGGCCAGCGTTTTTCGCTTCCCGTCGAACCGATAGTTCATGCGCCACAGCTTGCCGCCAGTCGGCTGAACGAGCAGGAACATCCCCTTCTCGTCGGTCAATTTATAAGGCTTTTCCATAGGCTTCGCAGCCTTGATCCTGAGCTCTGACAGCGCCACACCGTTCTCCCTGGCTATTTGGCGGTATGTCTCTGAAAAACCGCCAATGTGCCGTCAGAGATACCGCCGTTTTTTATCGGATTTGACGGTATCACGTTGGACAGTGCCGGACAACCACAAAAGAAAAAACCCGCTGTTTAAGCGGGTTCCCGGTCTTTCTTGGCTTTGCTTGGAAGCGTATTTGGTGCCTCGGGTCGGAATCTGAAAACCAGCCAGAAGCGCCTGTTTGTAACTGTTTAGCCCGTTGGCGTTTCGGTTATACCGCCATTTGTACCGCCTGAGGGTCATTGTTGCTCCACCCCAAGGGGACACCCTACAGCCTGCATCATAACACCGCCCCAGGCTGCGCCAACTTCCTCTGGACTTTGCAAACCAAAATACCAGTTGAGCCGAGGACCATAGAACCAGTTGCCTGAGGCAAGCGGTTCGAACGTGACCCACCCGCGTTTAATTGCATCGCCCCAGCTGATTGCCGGGTACACGACGATGATTCTCCCTGTTTTGCCTGAGCGAACGAAGTCGTGCCGGTGGAATATGTCTGGCGGCGCTACAGGCTTTGGCCTTTCCCGGTAGCTGCCATTTGGCATCTTCTCGAATAGCTGGTCGAATCGATATAGAGGCCGATTCATTCTCCAAAACTTCCGGCATAGCGGTGCCGCGCCGAAATTGTCTCTGCAGTTTCTACTAATTCAGTAGAGTTTTGACATAGATTAGTAGACTTGTCATCCGAATCGACATGTGCATTGATGAACCCGCAGTGTGGGCACGTAATTGCCGCGCCAAGCGACCGATTGCAATGAGCGCATGAAGCCTCGCCCCATTTTCCACCAGTTAGCATTTATAGCTCCCCTTTAATACCGTTAAAAATGCGCTTTGCGCTATCACACGCTTTTTGAAAATCTTCTTCTGTGCAATAGACCTTGATTGAATTGAATGGCATATTCACTACCGCAGCAGGTACAAATTGAAATTCACCGGCATGGTTGACGAAGACATGACCGATTTCACGCATATTGTTGTTGCTCATCTTTACTTCTCCTTGTGATGTAAATGCTTCGGTTGTTTTGTTAGTCATTTCAGCCCCCTAATAGCTGCGAGAAACTCAACGGAAAAACTGCCGCCGATGGTCTTTGCAATTTCTTCCGCTTCCTGTAATGCCTCTGCTCGGATGGCTTTGGCATCTACTGGTTCGGTGTAGAGTGGTGTTCCGTCTTTTAATGGTGGAACAATCCAATGAATGTTTCCAACACAATATGAAGCCGATTCTGCCACCGGCTCATGCTTCACAGGCTCATACGGACACTCGATGCACGAGCAATAACCTGTGCCGCAGTTCTGTGGTCGCTTCTCTTGTGGCGCAAGAGGAAGTGGTCTGCGATAGAGAGGAACTTTATAAAGACCCTCTCCGTTGAAGTCGTGCGTACGGTTAGATATGGTCGAGAGAATTTCTCCATTAACATCCATGCCCCAACAAGCCACCGGCTCCTGCTCTGCTTGCTGTGCTGGGGCGGCAACAAGAGCAAACAGCTTGTCTACTTCTGCGTTAATCTCATCGCAGAACCGCTGCGTATGAGCCTGCGACGCCATTTCGCCAAGGTTATTTGCCACATTGCTGACAACTTCTTGCCACGCCACCGGCTCATGCTCGGCTATCGGTTTGCTGGAGGCGGCAAAGGCATCAAAGCCTGCACGAAATACATTTCGACGATCTGCTGTATCAATCTGTGGTCTTGCATCAAAATATTCGCGCTCCGCTTTGCTTCGCTGCGTTTCACGCTGTATATATTCCTGCTCTGCTAGGTTGGCAGGTAAGCCATCGAGGTTGGTAGATAGCGGCACCTGCTCGGCTTGCCCCTGCTCTCTCGCAGAACGGATGATGGCTAGGGCTTTCTTTTCTGCCCGAATGGTCGGATTTATCGTATCCGAATGGACGCCGATGCCTTTCAAGTATTCGAGCGTGTTGATTGCGCTAGAGGCAGCTTTCTCAATCTTCTGTGCCTGTTCTGTGGTTAGTGTAATCATGGCAGTTCCTTTCCAATCTCTGCGGCTGCTCTAAGAATTGCAAGACAGGTTGCTTCATAATGTCTGCGATAATTGATATTGAAGTCTTCGTCATAGTCTGATATCGGATATTCGAAAACAGGCGGTGGTGTAAATCCAGACTCAAGCTGAGGCGAGCAAACTATGACAGCGGCTTTGTTAATCCACACGCTCATTAGAAATTTCGCCGCAAGCTGAAGTGAATCGTGGCCATTGGACAGCGGTTTCCATTTGCGCTCAGAGCTACCTTCTACAATCATGTAACATTGGTTTGCGTGATGCCAATATACTTCGTAACCAGCTGCCTTCGCTGCCAGCTCCAACAGTTCACGGTCAGCGTTTATCACTTTGCCGCCTCCGGCAGTATGATCCGATACCTTATTGCCGGAGGCGGCAAAGGCATCGCAATCAGGCAGCGGCGTGAAATACTCCATGCACTTGCGACACTCGCACAGACGATGCGGCGGGTGGTCGTTCATATCAAACGGCTCTTGCTCTGCTTGCTGCACAGGGGCGGCGCTTTGTGCTGTTGCCGTCATTGGGCAATCACCAATGCCACCACGATTCGGGCATTGAGTTGTTACTCGGTCAACTTTGCATCGTGGGCAAATCATTTTAAACGGCTCCTGCTCTGCTTGCTGCACAGGGGCGGCGTAGAGTGGTGTTACAACAACATTACCCATGTGCTCACGCGCCATTTGTTCTGCGGCTTCTTTTGTTGTTTGCATCGGATACTTACTGCTGAACTCTACCCCTAAAGAATGTGAAAGCGCCCACGCCACCGGCTCCTGCTCTGCTTGCTCGGCTAACGCTTCTCGCAGGGAGTCAACAGCTTTATCCGATAGACACTCCATGCTGTGCTGCCTGACAACTTCTCGTGCGGCTTGTTCTAGTTTCGTTGTCATATGTTCACCTCACGAAACAGCTTGGCCATACTATGCAGCGCCCCGGCGGTAACAAAATTGTTCCTAGCTACACACCCTTGCGCTTCGAGTTCACAAGCTCTGGCGCACCATTCTTTAGCGGCTGCTTTAATGGTTTCTGCGTTGACCGGCTCTGAATACACAGGCGCATAGGGTTCTGCGGTGGCGTTAGCTGGTTCGCTGCTGATGACCGTAAAACTGTGGCCAAACCCGTCATCAACAAGATTGCTCGTCTGAGTCCAGCCAATAGGCACCTGAACGCGGAGGTCAACTGGACCAATCCCGACAACCTGCCAATTCTTAAGGTTATGGCTCTCTGCCCAGGTTTTTATTGCCCAAGCGGCGTCGATGATTCTTGGCGGCGGCTGAATATCGACGTCGATCTTAAACCCCCTCCGGATAATCTCCGCAGCGGCGCTTGCGTCACCGCGTGGGTCTTCTGAAGAGTTGCGACCAATTCTATCGATCAGAAGCAGCGCTGTTTTGATGTCTTCCCTTGTGGCCCCATATAAATGCTGCTCGTGCGGCGGGAACTTGTGAATTCCTGAGACGGGCTGGTCGTGCATAGTTTTCTCCTTTTTTTCGACACATTGGTTGGATGTGTTTATTTTTTCTCTGATTTTGAACAAACTGACTTTTGGTGCGCGGTTTAGCTTTATTGAACGAGCTATTGCAATGAGCGCCTTTGTTTTGAAGAATATGGCGTACCTCCTATAGATACACTTTGTTTCATTGAATCTCGCTATTTTTTCTTCGCGCCTATATTCATCGTGCAGCCGCCAAACCTCAGACGCCGCAAACGTAGATACCCGATGGCGCTTCTCTCTGCAAAACATGTCAAAGCGCGATATATCGGCCTCCAGCTGGTACCGAAAGAAATGATTCATGCCACGCACCCAGTGGCCTTGGCGATGGCGGCGCGGCGACGCAGCTCGCGGGCAACCTGAAACACGCCGAACTCGTAGTTATCGCTCCCATCATTGCCGGTCAGTGGCAGGTTGTATTCACTCAAAACGGCCAGCAGATCCGGCGCGGCGGCGATTAGGTTCGCATTGGCAAGGCTCGGGTGAAACGTTTTTACCGACGATCTACCGAAAGCCTCGGCGATAATTTCGCGGCCAGCTACGATGGCGTAGTCATCTGCTCCGTCCTGATTTTTCGGCCCCTTGATGATCCACGGCCCTGGTGTGTGTTGTACGTTCATGCTGCCCCCTTGTTTTTTGCTGAAACAACAAATCCAAGACCGGACTTTTCAAGCGCAATGACGTTTGCTAGACCATAGGCAACTAGGCAGATCGGCGCACCACTGTTAAATTTCGCACGCTGTCCTGTCGCATAATGAAAATGCGGCCGGCCCTTTATAAACAACACCGCGTCTGCCGATCCCCAGACACATTCGTAGAACATAGAAGTCTCTGTACGCGCTGGGATCAGTGCGATACCGTTCCCATGCTTGACCATTTTGCGCAGCCACTTAACGGCTTCTCGACCGAACGGTGGGTTGAGCCATACGCGCCCGTACCATTGGTGCCATAGACCATCATCATCAACCGTCAGATGCTCATTCGCCGTTGCCCACGGACGCTCAACAGGAGAGCATGGATCAAGGTCGAATTCACCAAGAGGTTTAATTATCTCCGGCGGCGTAAGCCACTCGTCATTTTTCATGCGAGCAGATTGATGTCCTGATAGGCTCATTCCAGCACCAGCCGATACAGCTTAAAGCGCAACCGACCTTTGCCAGACTGCTTCATTTTGTCCAGGTGGCCACGGCCATTCATGTTGTAGAAAATGATGCTGACGGTGCTTTTATTGATGCCGGTCTTTTCCACCAACTCCTCAGACGTGATCCAGCGCGGATAAACCTTATTCATGTAGGCATAAGCCCGCTGCGTGAACTTGCCGTTGCCGACGTAATCCTTGGCCGAGACGCGGTTTGCCGCCTCACACTTAGCCGATCGTACCTCGCGGGCTTTTTCAAGCTGTTCAGCGCGTCGCTCTTTTGGCGTTTGCTGCGCCTTGGCTTGTCTGGCCTCTTTCGCTTGTTTGTTGAGGCGCTCCTCGATACGGAACTTCATCGGCAGGTTGGCCAGCCTAACGTGGCGCGTCACCGGGTACTTCGGCAGCTGTGTTGTGCCAAACAACATTGAGGCAAAGTTCACTTCGAGATCCTCCCTAAAAACGCGCCAAACCCAAAGACGGCAATTGCCATTAACAAGAATGCCCACAGCGGTATATAAACGTGCGTCATATCCTCACCTGCTCAAAATAAAAGACCACCGGGCGACGCGTCTCGCACACCTGGGCGAAACGCAGCGCGTGACGGTAAGTCGGGTTGTTTCGCATCAGAACTTCGGTCGATCGTTGCAGCTTTGCCCGCCACGCCTCTAGCGGCATCGCGTGTTTATCGATGTTGCAAGGCGGGCAAGACGGCATCAGGTTATCGATGGTGTCGCGTTCCGGATAAGCCACCTCGCCGGTCTCTTTAATGCCGAGACCGCTTTCCCAATCCAGCAACCGACAGACAGGCTCCAGGTGGTCAACGTGGAAGCGGTCGTGCAACTCGCAGCCGCAATATGCGCAGCGCCCGTTGTACTTAGTGCGGACTGCCTCTCGTTGTGCTTTGTTTAGGCGCATGGTCAGGCAGCTGCAATCACGTCCATGCACTGCCGCTCGCTGTTCAGCAGGTATTGCTCACCCTGCTTCGTCACAGTGATCGTATTTGCCCGTAGATCAACACCAGACCTCGACACATCGATCAGGCCACGGAACTCCAACTCAGCAATCTTCTTGGTTACCGTAGGCCCCGTCCCGAAACACAGCTTACGTACCAGCTTGGTCGCGTTCACCGTTGAGCCGCTGGCAGTTTCCTGATGTATATACGCCAGCATTGAATTTAGTCCGAGCTCTGTCTCGCCCATGTTGTCACGGATATATTCCATTAAAGCGGCAAACTTATTCACGGCTTTTCTCCTTGTTTTGTTTTTTGATTTGCGGGGCAAATTTATATTTGAATTCGCGGCCCGTAATTGCGCACCAAATAGCGATTGGAAAATTCATGATAAAAACAATTGCAATCATCAAAGCCAGCACAACAAAAGCCGAGAGAATTACAAACAGCAGTGCCGGGGTGAATAAAAAAATAATTAACCCGTTGCACCAAGCTGGAAGTTCGTATTTCGTTTCGCTCATGTCACGCCGCTTTCTGCGTCTCGATCCACTCCTGGATCTCGCGCTCTGACCAGCCAGACATACGGCCAAGTTTGATCTGCTTCGGGAAAACCTCCCGTTTGATCATGTCGTAGATGGTCGACTTCTTAAGCCCGACCTGAGACACAACCTCCGGCAGGCGAATGATTCGGTCTTTGCTCATGCTGCTCCCCTTGTCAGAACGGAATGTCGTCGTCTAGGTCGGCGACGGTTTGAGGATTCGGGCGGGTGCGGCGCTCTTCACGTGGTGCGAAAGGATCAGCCCGGTCTGCAGGCGGTGCGCTACTGCCCGTGTCCTCGCCGCGCTTGCCGAGCATCTTCATCTCGGTAGCCTCGACCTCGGTGGTGTACTGGTCTTGGCCGTCCTTGTTCTGCCACTTACGGGTTTTGATGCGCCCCTCGATATACACCTGAGAGCCTTTCTTCAGGTAGTGGCCAGCCACCTCAGCCAAGCGGCGGTAGAACACCACGCGGTGCCACTCGGTGGCCTCTTTCTGCTCACCGGACGCTTTATCGCGCCAGCTGTCAGTCGTTGCCATCCGGATATTGCAAACCGCATCCCCGCTGGTGGTGTATCGGGTTTCTGGGTCAGCGCCAAGGTTGCCGATCAGTAGTACTTTGTTCAGTGATGCCATGATTGCCTCTGAATAGGTGGGGTACTCGCTGCCTTAATCACTTCCCGCTTCTCGGGACTTCGAGCCATCTGGCCTGATTGTCAGAAGTGACGGAGCCTCGTCGGATTGCTCCTGCCCTGGTGCCTTTCGGCCTCCGGGCAGCTTTCCCCCGTGGTCGTTAAGCTGCCTTCTTGCCCTTTGGCTTCTGGTCTTTGTGGAAGGCGTTCCAGCCTTTGACCCACTCAATACACAGAGCGCCGTTCATCACCGGGCAATCCGACTGCAGCTTGTTCTGTTCGGCAGCGGCGTAGCCATCGGCAAACGCCTGCTCAAGTTCTTCCTGCGTCGGCGCTGTTTCGCCCGGTGCCGGTAAGCCAAGAACTTCGCCATTGATTACATCGCCATCACCGCCCATGCCTTCGCCGTCAGAGTTTGGTTTATATTCGTGGCCCATGTTCAGACCGCGCTGGTCAACCTCGCCCTCAATCTCATCGGTGCCGACCATGTGGTCTTTGACATCAGAAACGATCATCAGAACAGCCTTGCCAGTGGCGTCGTACATCTCGTGCAGGTTGTCCTGCTTGCTGCCAACGGTCACGACACACTTGATGCCGTCTTTGATGGTGATCTGATCCAGTTTGCCCACCACAATGGTGCGACCGTCAGCGGCTAGGATGTGGATTGCCATCTTGACGTTGTGTTCAACGCGGCTACGCAGCCGGTCAATAATGTCGTCCTGCTTGGCCTTGGTCAGCGCCTCCCACGGTTTCGGCAGCAGCTTGATCTCCATCAGGAGCGCTTGCAGCAAATCCGAACCGATGCTGTTGGCGGTCATTTCTCGGATGTCTTTTTCTTCCATGTTTCAATTCCTCGTTAATAAATTGGGTGGGGTACTCAGCGTGGTAACCGGTCCGCAGCGTTTCATCACCTGGCTTATCCGGGTTGTTTCCCAGGCTCCGCGCCACGGTTTCACACCGCCTTTCCCCCGTAGATCGTTAAGCGGCCTCTTTCAGGCCATAGACGCGGACAATTCGAGCCCGCGCTTCTTTGTGCCGCGCCGTTTCGAATCCGACCACTTTCAGATCCGGGGTACGCAATACGGCACCCAAGGCGTTGTGGTGCAGATCCGGCGGTAACTCCATCTGTTCGCGCACGTCGTTGATGCTGACCTGGCCGCGTCGACGTGCAATCGAAATGGCCTTTTTGCGGGCTTTCTCAATCCAAGCCTTGTGGGTAACTTCCATGATCGCCAGACCGCGATCGCGCATGGCGCGTCCTTTAGTGATGCTTTTCATGCTGCCTCCTTGTGGGTAAAACCTGCTTCGAACTTGAAGAACTCGACCAGCACCGCCCGATACTCGTTGGCCTTGCCCTTCTTCCATTCCCGGCTGTTCAGAAAAGCCGCGATACGATCCTCTGCATCGATGACCGCCTGTTCCGGCGAAACCGCTGGTGCCTTCGCAACTGAGGCAGACACCGGCGCGGCCGCGACCGTTGCCGAAGCCTGAGCGCTGCTGATCAACGCTGCGCTTTCGACCTTGGCTTTGGCTTCTGCGTCGACGCGCTCCTGGTACTTCGCCTTGCGCTGGTCTAGCAGTGCAGCAAACACCTCTGGCATGTTGGTGCAGCAGCTACCAAAGTCCGGGAACAGGTGGATTAGGTCGGCTTCGTCCGAAATGAGCGCCTTGCGATTCATCTCAATGCGATCAGCCACCTCGTTTGCGTTGATCTTGGCGTTGGCCAGAGCCGTGGACACAGCGTCCTTGATGCTGTCCAGCGACTTCAAGCCTTTGATCGCCTCAGCAAACCCTGGCTCGATGCGTGGCATCCAGTTGCCGCCAATACGGGCGTTTAGCTTGCCGATGTGATCTGCCAGTTGCTGATTGCCGCCCTGGACGATCTTCAAACGGATCTCTTCCTTACGGTCTTTGACCAGTTTGGTTAGTTTCAGACGCTTCTGACGCGCCTCTTCCGTGATCGAATCAATGGCTCGGAAAAGCGCGTCGATGGTTTCCGTCTGGCTTAGTGCATGCTGCTTTGCAGCCTCAAGCCGCTCTTCGACGTCCTTGCACCAATTCACGGTCTTTTCGGCGTTGGCAAAATCCTCGTCCGTGGCCAAGTCTGTCTTGATGCCCTGGAACACCGCTATTGCATGTTCCGAGAAGGCTTCCAGGTTTGATGCGGTTACCATGCCGGTAACTTCAATGTGGAGCGCTGGCAACGTCTCAGGCGCTTTGCCGACCGGTTTCTCGACTGCAACAGCGTGGTCTTCCAGTCGGAAATTGGACAGGTCTTCCGTGAATAAATCCCACCCGGCGATGATCTTTGATCGCAGGGTCAAATCAGGCGTGATCCAGATGTGGCGCTCTTCGATCAATTGCCCATCGGCATCCCACTTGGTCGCCGAGAACAGGCAACGCTCGGCACCAGACACGCGCAGGTTGTGTTCGCACTGAACGCGGTACACCAGCGGCAAGTCGTCCATTGAAAAGCAGGCGCGGATCTCGTCGTTCATTGACTTGTGTTCCCAGATCACGTCGCCAAGCATCGTCATGCCGTCCAGGCTGGCACCAAGAACGCCGTCGCTACCGACCACCGGATAAATCTCCTCGCCTATCTTGGCCGCAGCCAGCGGACGCGCCATCGCTTCATAGCGGTGGCCATCGTCAAACCGGCGCTGTGCTGCCGGATCAACTTCGCGGGAAATGCCGACGGCCTTTTCTTTCAGGAGTTCGGTGCGGGTCTTGTAAGGCGATACGCCCATCATGGCCGGGGCATCGCTGCCGCCGAAATGCGTGGCGCGGAACTCGTGCCACTCTGGGGTGCCTTGGATCAGGTCGTGGCGCTTCATGCCGCACCTCCGCTGGCCTTGTTCATGGCATCAACGAACGGGTCATCAACCTGACCGGCCGACGGCTGTTGCGGCTCAGCCTTTTGCCCCATGCCCATGATCGAATTCTTTTGCTTTTCGGTCAGCGTGTAGCTGGCCGAGAGCGTGATCATGATCTCTTCCGGCGTCTTCTTACCGGCCTCAACGTACCGAATCCAGGTCGGCAGGTTCTCGGCCATCTTTTCATCCGGGTACTCTGGCTTGGCATCGGTCAGCACTTGAGAAGTGGCAGTGATGTTCTTTTCTGGAATGTCCTGAAGTTCCTCGGCAATCGGCATACCGCGCAATACATCCGGGAACACGTCGCGCACCGCCCAGGAACGCGCCCGCATCTGCAACATGCGTTTCGGGTACTGCGTCCACGGCCCCTGCTTTCCTTTTAGACCCGCCTTCTCGGCATCGACCATTGAAAACGTGCGGATCTGCTCAGGTTCGCCGCGACGCTTAACGCGGCAGACTGCCTTGTCATCGCCAACCTCTTCGACGACGTACTCGCACAGTGGCGAGGCTTTGACCAAAGCCAGAACTGCATCACCCCAAAGACTGGGTCGACCATTGATCACGGCAATGTTCTGCATCGCTTGCATTGGCTGCAAGCCGAGCTCCATGCCCCACTGAACGGCAACAAGAATGTTGCCAGCGTTGTTCACAAAGTCCTTCGGCACCAGATTCGACTTGCTCAACATCCCGGCAAACTCCAACGCCTCGGTGATGTTTTGCGGAGCAAGTGAAAACTGCTGCTTTGCTTCCACTACTTGGTTTTCGCTCATGGTTTTCTCCTGTTACTACTCGTTGTCTTGTTGTCTGGCCAAGCGATCTTCGTCACCCTGTAGGTCAGCCAACGCTTCGTCCCGATCAATGCGCTCCTGTAGTAAGTCGCGCTCCGGCGGGTTTAGCGGTTGATCTGGTACGTAGTCCATTTCGCCGCCTGCTCTGCCCGCAGTTCTTTTGCTGCCTGCTCGGTCTTCACGGCGTCCTGGTAATCCATCTCGCCAGTGATGCCGATCAGAACTGCAAGTAACGCCAGCGCCAGCCAGTTTTTTGCTTTGTTGCTTAGTTGCATCTCAGTCTCCTAAACCGTGAAACTTGCGGTTTCCCGCCCATCTCCTGCTTTGCGTGGCTACTTGGCACCCTTTGGGCTAACCGTTTTCGCCAGAGACTTGCCTGCTTAAGCTCTCAGCCGGTTCCTCTGCTATCGTCCCCGGCACATCTCCTTGCATGTTTCGCACTTTAGCAAGCTAAAGAGTAAAAGTCAACAAAAATATAGGCCGCTAAAGATTGCTGGCGTGTGGACACGGCCACAGGGGGACGAAAACGTAAAAAAACCCGCCTAAAGCGGGTTCACGGGATGGTGCGGGTTGCCGCTAAAAAGATGCCGTAAAAACGATCTTTTTGCCTGCGCGGTAGCCTTCTAAAGGCACCTTTTTACCGGCCTTTACTTCTGCAACCATAGTTCTCAGGTCTGCTGAGTTGCCAATTGGCTTTCCATCGAATCGATAGATGATATCGCCAACTGAGATGCCAGCCCGTTCTGCAACCGAACCTGGTGTCACTTCCAAGATAAATACGCCGTTTTGGTTCGGCCTTCCGAACGCTGAGTACAGCGACGCCGTTGCATCAGAGAACCGAACGCCTAGCGGTTTACGCGCATTCGACACAGAGGTTGCTTTAGCCTGTTTCAGCGCTTCCAGCTGGCTAGATATCTGAGCAGGCGTAACCGTAACAACAAACGATTCCCCTGATTTCCCGTAAATCTTGACGGGGTACCCACGGTCTAAAAATTTAGCCAACACACTCGTGTCAACCTCAATCCCGATAGTCTCTGAATATGAGCACAGCGTTCTACAGCTATCAACATTCGACGCAATTTTCACAACCTGAAGGGGCGTTGTTTCAATATCTGAAGCACGCCCAAAGAAGTTCCATGTCCCGCCAAGATAGCTGATGTAGACGTACAGCTGTGTTGTCGCATACCCGTTTGATTTATCGACGGCGCTGCGAAGAAACCATAGCTTAGATATACCGACCAACGGATTTTCATACTCAGAAGGGCCGCGTATCTCCAGCGACTTGCTGAACTGGTCGTTCGTTATAACTGCTGCGCCTGTTGATGAACCATTGCTTGCACATCCGGAGATCAACAACGCAGAGGACAGCGCAACCACTACCGATAAGAAGAGCCTTTTCATTGACTAAAAATCCTCGCTACGCCAAGCCTTCAGGATCTGCCCAAATATCTCGAAATCCATATCTTCCCGAATAGTCCAGCTCTCGTAGCTTTTGTTCTCAGAGATCGCTCGGATTCCATCCCCAGGTATTCTCTGGAGGCGCTTTATAAAGCCTTCATCGCCTACGCGGAAAAAGTATATCGCATCGAATTCAACGGACTTCACGCCAGAATCCAGCAACAGCGGATCGCCCGAGTTGAACATTGGCCGCATGGAATCACCGAAGCCAGTGACGATGCACAGGTTTTCTATCGACGAATAGCTTTTTACGTTCTTACCGATCCAGTCTTTTGATACTCGCCAGTTCTTGATGCTCCCGGACTGGTCACGAAGGATCAGCCCGGTACCCATAGATCCAGAAGCGTCATATTCCGAAATTATGTAGCTGGCGTCGTCTTCCTTCTGGTCAGGCCGTACCAATCCAGAATGTTCGCCTGGTGCCCTCTGTCCTTTGCCGTCAAAGAGCCATTTTCCAGATACGCCCAACAAAGGGCCGATGGCAATGCAGTTCTCACATGCAACATTGCCACCCTTGAACCACTGCGAAACCGCGCCTTCAGTTACGTCGGCCGCGTCCGCCAAGTCTTTCCTACGTAGAAGCGGCTGGCCTGCGCTTAATCGAGCATCGTTTGCCGCTCGCCAAGCGTCCAAAAGCCTAGATGTAATTGTAGATCCCATGTTTAGCAATCTATAGCAGTTTGACTTTAGCTTAGTTGACTACTGATGTTTAGTGCGCTAAAGTCGAGTTATGAAAAACATTCTAGCCAACACCATCATTGACCGACTGGGTGGAACGTCTGCAGTCGCCGAAATCACCGAGTTGACTTCTGGTGCCATTTCCCAATGGCGTACCAACGGAATTCCTGATCCTTGGCTGCGCTTATTCAAAGCTACGCGACCGGACGTGTTCGAGAACATCAACGACGACGGATCTGATCCGCTTAAGGCATCAATTTAGCTGACTCACAAAATAAGAAAACCACCAATAAAAGGGAGAACTTGTGGAACTAAGAAAAGCCTGTTTGCAGATGATTAAGGCGTATCCGGGCGGGTGGGAAGGCATGGCCGGGTCAATGGGCATGAGCCGATCGGCCTTAGAAAACCGGGTCTACGAACGCAAGGGTCAAGCGCTCCTGGTCGAACACGTGATCCAGATGCAGCACTTCTCAGGAACGACCCACTTTGCCGAAGAGGTCGCCCGCGACGCCGGTGGATTTTTTATGAAGATGCCGGATCTCGGCGACGTAGACCGCGATGATCTTCTGACCAAATTCAATGAGCTCTACGCCGAGCTGGGCGATCTTTCTAAGAAGTTCAAGGATTCGATCGCCGATGACGAGATCGACCACGGCGAAAGAGCGGATCTATCCAAAGCCGGTACAAACATCCATCGGGCTCTTGAAGAAATGCTGGCGCTGACGTTCCAGATTTATTGCCGTAAGGACTGATCATGGCCGGCGACTGGATGAAGGTGGAAAAGAACACCCCGGACAAACCGGAGGTGTTTGCTATAGCCGATCAACTTGGCATTGACCCAGATGCCGTGTTCGGAAAATGTTTCCGGGTATGGGGCTGGTTTGATTCCAACACAACTAACGGTAAAGCTAACGGTGTTTGCGTTAGTAAAAATCTGATTGACCGTTTGGTTAGCGTTCCAGGTTTTGCCGATGCGATGCTCGAAGTGGGCTGGTTGGTACCCGATCTAACCGGAGTGGCCGCTTCGAATTTTGAGCGCCACAACGGAGAAACCGCTAAGAAACGGGCTTTGACGGCAAAACGGGTGGCAAAACACTCAGAGAAAACTAACGCAAACACTAACGCAGAACTAACGCACGATGCGTTACCTAGAGAAGAGAAGAGAAGAGAAGATATATCTAAACCTAAAGGTTTAGATAGTGGCGCTCCAAAAAAAGGGACGCAATTGCCTGATAGCTTCAAGCCAAACGACACAGGTATCCGATACGCAGAGGCTCGAAACATCGACACCGAGGTCGAGTTTGAGTCCTTCTGCAACTGGCACAAGGCCAAGGGTACCTTGATGAAGGATTGGCAAGCTGCATGGCGTACCTGGTGCGACAAGGCCCAGCAGTTTCAGGCCAAAGGAGGCAAAGGGGCCTCTGAGTCGTTCTTTGAACGCGATCAGCGCAGCAAGGCTGACCGTATCAGTCAGTTCACCGGACAGGCACCGAGGCCAGCCGGGAACGTGATCGATGTCACGCCAAGCGCCAAGATGATCGGAGGCGCGAAATGATGCCGATGCCGATCAATTGGGTCGAGAGCATTTTCCAGCGTCTTGCGGTGCGCTACGGGCGGGAGTTCACCAGCAAGTGGGACGGCCTGAATCCGGACGACGTGAAGGCAGACTGGGCGAATGCGCTGGCAGGATTCACCAACAACCCAGACGACGTTGCCTATGCCTTGACGCACTTGCCTGACCGCGCACCGAACGTGCAGGAGTTTGTCGCAATCTGTCGCCGCGCTCCCAACAAGTCTGCGCCAAAACAGATCGAGGGGCCAGCACCTGATCCGAAGCGAGTTCACGAGACGGCCAAAGCAGTAGCCGCCCGAAGCGATGAACGAGATCCGCACGACTGGGCAAAGCGGCCAAAGTCGGTGTTGGCATTCAACGCGGTTCTGGACCTTGCGGCAAAGACGTTTGCATTCGAGAAGATCCTCAACGGTCTACGCGAGGCTGGCCACGTTGATGGCGACACACTGGTCAACAAGTGTGACGGATCTCAGTGGGTGAAGGTGTGATCGATGACGCAACCGAACTTTTCCGCTGCGAATGCCGTGAGTTATTGCGCCTCATGGCTAAAAGCGGCGTGGATGCAGTTGACGCACGTATTGCCAAAATCGAAGAAAGACGCGGTACCGCAGCAGCCGAAAGACTACGCCGAACCTGTAGCGAACAGTGGCGCTTGGGGAATCGTGGAGAGAAAGGTGATTGGCGATGACTGGGACTAATACGCAATCAAGCGCTGTGACGTTTTCCGTACCTGGATCACCCGTCGGTAAGGGCAGGCCAAAATTCGCCCGTCGTGGCGCGTTTGTGACGGCTTACACGCCAAAACCAACCGTTAGTTACGAAAACCTCGTCAAGCTGTACGCCAGCGAGGCGATTGGAAGCCTCCCACCCTTTGACGGACCTGTCCGGTTGACGCTGAAGATCAGTGTCATGCCACCGGCGTCTTGGTCAAAACGCAAAACCAGCGATGCCCTGCTCGGCATCGTCCGGCCAATGGTCAAACCGGACATCGACAACATCTACAAGGCCGTCACCGACGCGATGAACGGGATTGTGTACATCGATGACAAGCAGATCTGCGATGTCTGGATGACAAAACACTACTCAGCCACCCCAGAGGTGCGCGTCATTGTGGAGGCTTCATGAGCGCAGAACTGGAGAAATGGATGTACGGAGACCCGGAGCGGGTAGCCATGCGCAAGGAAAGCAGTACATGCAAAGGATGTGTACACCTGGAGGCCGTAAAGGCTTTTGGTCAGTGGCACGTCGTTTGTAACAAGAAGAAAAAACCCGGAAACCGTTGTCGGCTATACAAGGAGGCAGAATGAGCGATCAGGAACCGTTGTTCAACAGCGCAAATGCGGCGCTGGTCTTTGCGTTGAACTATTCAGCGCAGCAGTATGACCGGCCAATGATGAACCGCATGGCAACGCCTGCGGTCGGTTCCGGAAAGGGTCTGATCGGCCTCGATGGGGCAGCGCAAGCCGGGATGATTCGTCAGGAACTGGCAGCGTGTGGGCACCTGGTCGAAAACGTCCTGATTTCCCGCGTTGCCCCAAACTGGCAACCCTGTGACTGCCGCTCGGCTTGTTGCAGCGGCAAGCGCCCGAACAAGGATTGGACGAACGCCATCGCTTATCTGGCTGACCAAGCACGTTACCTGGCACTGGCTGGCTGTGTGTGTAACGGGATGCTGCGCCGCGAATACGTTGTCCGGTTCTTCACGCCCAAGGAGAAGCGTATCAGCCTAGACGAACTGGCTGACCGCAACGGCATCCACCGCAACACGGCTTCGGCGCATAACGCCAAGGTGGCGAAGTGGCTCAAGACCGGCGAGGATCAGTCTTGGCTGATGTTCGACGCAAAACTTTCGACAAGTGGATTGATAAATTCTTGACACCTGTGCAAACACCGCCCAGAATGGAACGTAATTAGCTAAGTCCCAAGACTTCGCCCAAAGCCCGGAACCTCACAGTTTCGGGCTTTTTTCATGGTCTCCTTCCACCCCTGCTCATGGTGTGGTTCCCCGGCAAACGCCGGGTTTTTTATTTGAAAGGTATGCTCATGGCGCTGAATGATAGACAGCGGCGCTTTGTAGACGAGTACCTCAAAGACTTGAACGCTACGCAGGCCGCTATCCGGGCAGGTTACAGTAAGAAAACAGCAGAGCAACAAGGCTTTCAACTACTTAAGAAAACTTCAGTTGCAGAAGCTATCGCAGAAGCGATGAAGAACCGCGAGAAGCGGACTGAAATCACCCAGGACAAGGTTCTTCGGGAGCTTGCCAAGATTGGCTTTGCCAACATGGCCGACTATATGCGAGTCGGCGCAGATGGTGACCCTTATCTGGACTTCTCAAAACTAACTGCAGATCAAGCTGCGGCGCTCGTTGAAGTGACTGTCGAGGATTTCAAAGACGGTCGCGGTGAAGACGCACGCGACGTCCGACGGGTTAAGTTCAAACTTGCTGACAAACGCGCCGCCCTGGTAGACATTGGAAAACACCTTGGCATGTTCAGGGATCGCGTTGAGTTTACGGGTAAGGATGGTGGCCCAGTTGAATACGCTGGCGTGAGCCCTCAGCAACTGGCAGAGGCGGTCAAAAATGTCCGCGACAAGTTTTAGCGCTGCAGACCGACTTGCCGCAATCGGGTTCGCCAGAGAAGACTTGTATGACTACACACGCTGGATGTTTCTACAGCGAAAAGGATTTGTCTGGCAACGCGCCGGGCATCATCGGATAGTTTGCGATGCCCTGATGCGCGTCTATCGCGGCGAGTGCAAGCGCCTGATTATCAACATCCCGCCTCGTTACTCGAAGACGGAGCTCGTCAATAACTTCGTGTCGTTTACAACGGGCAAGGCACCGGATAGCGAATTCATCCTAACAAGTTATTCGTCGCAGCTTGCGAGCAATAACTCGTGGCAGATCCGCGAAACGGTTTTGCACCCGGCTTACAGCGAGGTTTTCCCAGACGTTCGCCTACGGGCAGACAGCGCGGCGAAGCACGAATGGCGAACCAGCCAAGGCGGCATCGTATACGCAGCAGGCGCCGGTGGAACGATCACCGGCTACGGCGCAGGCAAGCACCGCAGTGGGTTTGGCGGGGCGATCATCATCGATGACCCACACAAGGCAGATGAGGCTAGAAGCGACGTTATCCGGCAAGGCGTTATTGAGTGGTTCCAGAACACGCTCGAAAGCCGTAAGAACAGCCCGGAAGACACGCCAATCGTCCTGATCATGCAGCGATTGCACGAAAAGGACTTGGCGGGATGGTTGATCGACGGCGGCAACGGCGAAGAATGGGAAGTCGTAAGCCTTCCGGCGCTACGTGATGATGGAACGGCGCTGTGGCCTGAAAAGCACAGCGTCGAACGTCTGCGCATGATGCAGCAAGCGGCACCATACACGTTCGCTGGGCAGTATCAGCAAAGCCCGTCACCGCCTGAAGGAAATATCTTCAAGCCTGACCGCTTGGAGGTTATTGACGCAATACCAGAGGGGACGCGCTTTGTGCGCGGGTGGGACTTTGCGGCAAGCATCGAGCAGGTCGGAAAAGACCCTGACTACACGGTAGGCGGCAAGCTTGGCGTGACGCCATCGGGCCGCTGGATTATTGCGGACGTTGGCCGTTTGCGCGGCGGGCCGGAGGCTGTTGAAGCCGCGCTGGTCAATACGGCGAAGCGAGATGGAAGCAGTGTTCGCGTCCGCATCCCGCAAGACCCTGGCCAAGCCGGAAAGTCGCAAGCCGCCAACTTCACAAAACTATTGGCTGGCTTTGGGGTAACAGCAAAACCTGTGTCCGGAGACAAAATCACCCGCGCAGAGCCGTTTGCTGCTCAGGTAAACGTCGGGAACGTGATGATGCTCCGTGCCGAATGGAACGACCCACTGATTTCGGAAATGCGGGTTTTCCCGAACGGCGCACACGATGACCAGGTAGACGCCTTATCTGACGCGTTTGACGAGTTGAACATCAACAACTTCGGGATGCTCGACTTCCTGCGCCGCGAGAAAGAAGACGCTGACCGCATCAAGGAATCCGGCAAGACGGATAACTGAACGAAAGAGGAATTATGGCCAAACCCCAAGGAACGCCCATCGAACCAGGGATGATTGAGCGTGTGGCCGGCTCTCTCCGTTATATGTTCACGGGGCAAACGCCGGTTTGGTTCGGCCCAATGGAGCCGTTGCGCCCGTTGGTCGACGAAAACCAGCGCGAGAGCGTCGTTGGTCGCCAGATGGACTTTGCCGTTGGTTACAACCAGCGGACACAGCCACGCAGTGGCGAGTCAATCACTTTCCCACAAATGCGGGCGCTGGCCGATGCCTACGACATCCTCCGTTTGGTCATTGAAACCCGCAAGGATCAGATGGCCAAGTTGAAGTGGCGCATCGGTCCGGTTGACCCAAAGGTGACCAGCGATGCCCGCTGCGACGAACTAACCGCGTTTTTCCGTTCGCCCGACAAAGAACATTCATGGGACGACTGGCTGCGTCTGTTGCTGGAAGACTTGCTGGTGCTGGACGCCCCAACGCTATACGTTCGCCCGACGCTTGGCAACGGCATCTACAGCTTGGAGCCGATTGACGGCGCAACGATCAAGCGCGTCCTCGACGAGCATGGCCGTACCCCGATCGCACCGCTCCCTGCTTACCAGCAGATCCTCAAGGGCGTTCCGGCGGTCAACTACACCCGCGACGAACTGATTTACCGGCCGCGCAATATCCGCACCCATAAGGTGTACGGGTTCTCGCCGGTCGAACAGATCGTGATGACGGTCAACATTGCACTGCGCCGCCAGTTGAGCCAACTGCAGTACTTCACTGAGGGCAACATCCCGGAAGCGCTGGTTTCGGTGCCGAAAGAGTGGAACCCTGACCAGATCAAGGCTTACCAGACATACTGGGATAGTCTGATTGAGGGTGACACCGCCGCTCGCCGCCACTTGAAGTTTGTGCCTGGCGACATGGACTACAAGGAAACGCGCCAGCCGCCACTCAAAGACGAGTTCGACGAGTGGTTGGCTCGCGTCGTGTGCTTCTGTTTCAGCATTGAGCCGACCCCGTTTATCAAACAGGTCAACCGCTCGGTTGCTGAGACGTCGCGTCAGCAGTCGCTGGAAGAAGGCTTGAACCCGCTGATGAACTGGGTAGCGAACACGGTCAACTTCGTGATTACCCAGAAGTTCGGTTATGCCGACCTGGCGTTCTCGTGGCAAGAAGAGGAGACAGCAACCGCCAAGGAGAAGGCAGACGTCCACAGCGTTTACCTGATCAACAAGGTGCTGACGCCGGACGAGGTGCGTCAGGAACTTGGCCGTGAGCCGATGACTCCGGAAGAGCGTGAGGCTGCATGGCCAACCCCGGTGTTTGATCCGTTTGGCATGGGCGGCGAACCGACTGACCCGACCAAGAGCAATAAAGCGACGGGCTCGGAGGCCGTCGCCAAGGCAAAAAAAGCCCTTGGGTCTATTGATCGGAGCCGCCGGTCAATAGGCCGTTGGCAACAGCGCCTGCAACTGGCTGTCCGCAAATTCCTGCGCTCGAAGGTCAAGGATG